TTAATTATGATGACGATACACAATCCTTTGATGAAGCAGTTGAGTTTGGTGATGTCAGAATAGACACTTATGCTGGAGAAAATGATCCACATCCTTTAACTAAAATTAAATTAATTGATAAAGAAGAGTCAGATATTGACGTTGCTATAAATTTAGAAGCCGAATCAATGAGAGGTAAATAATGCTTGACTTATTAAAATTTATTGACGATTTAAAAGAGATAAGAAAATCAATACCATATAATAACTTGACAAGTGCATTAGTTGATGATAAGATTAAGAAGTATGAAAAAGAAGTTGAACAATTTGATAAATGGGCAACCGAACAATCAGAAAATGAGTAAAAAAGAAAATTTTAAAGTTTTACAAAGAAAACACTGGGCATGGATAAAAAGTCTAGGTGTTAATATCAATATCAAAACAGGTAAAATTAAACCTACTAACTTTGCGTTTGAGTTTCCTGATTTAAAAGTAAGAAATTCTATACCAACAAGTGATAGAATCCCAGGTCATTGTGTAAAAAGAGAGATATTAAAACCACAATTACCTGCTGGTAAAACAATTAGTATCGCTTACAATAAAGGTAATTATCAATTGGTAGACGCTACTGATTTTAAAACAATGGGAAGGAAAGTATGAAAAGTGCATATACACTAATTATATTAATGATGTTAGGTTTTTTTGCTATGGCAAATTCTGTAATGGCAAATGAAACTAAACCTATTACTATTTCTAAAGTTGTAGAAGATGTTAAAAGTTTACCATCTAATACACAGGACTTTTTAACTAGTGAATGGGAGAAGACGAAAAAGTATCAAAAAGAAGGTTGGGCAGACAGTAAGGCTCAATTAAAGAGAAATTGGTCTCAAATTAAGTCAACATTTGGAATTAAAAATGATTAATGGTGACTTTGTATATACAAGTGCCAATGATGGCACTTGTTTAATCAGACCTGTTTCAGCAAAAGCAGAGACATGGTTTAAAGAAAATAACATAATATCTAAAGTAATTGACAATACCGAAGACTATTATGTAATAAAATCTAGTGACGGACCTGATTTATGTCAAAAAATAAGAGAATCAGGCATGGATTTTACTAGTTAGATGAAAAAAGTGTTGATTTTATTGACTTTTTTAAGGGTTGACAATATTGACAAAAACTGATATACTAAACTTAAATATGACAAAAACATGGGAGGTCTTAAATTATGATAACTAAACAAAGTATATTTAAAGAGTTTGAAGTTGCAAAACAAAAAGATATTGCAAAATCAAAGAAATCGGAACCGAGAGAAGAAGTATTTACAAATAGACTCGCTGTTCTTAAATCACACCAAGAAGCAAAGAAAAGTAATAAAAATCAATATTCTAATATAGATATTAATTTTGATAATTTAATTAAGGCATATTCAAGTGAAAGTCCACTAGATCATTTCTACAAAGTTGTGTTCGGTAAGTCTTATGATGAATATATGTTTGAAAAACAAATTGAAGAACAAAAAGATAATGCTGAAGAAAAATATACTGCTATTAATTAGTTGTTTGTTGTTAGTAAATTGTGCTGCTAGAGATTACGCTGTATCTACTAGTGGCGCAACACTAGGATCAGTAACCGCTGGGGCAACCTGTTCTACTGTTATGGATGATCCATATGCAATTGCGGCTTGTGCTGTTGTAGGCGCTGCTCACGGTGCAGATCAAATATGGAATGACGACTTCAATAATCATAAAAAGTATTTTGTTGACCATTTAATTGGGGCACCTAACAAACCTAATATAACAAATTGGTATAATCCTAAAACAAAATCTAGTGGTATTATTAAAACAACTAGAACTTGGTATAAGGGTCCTATTAAATGTAGAGATTACGAGTCAACAATAGATATTTCACCATCTTGGCCAATGCAATGGGCAAGTAGTGGGCCAGTAAGAAAAACAAATTTCGGCGTTGCGTGTATAATGCCAGACGGAAGAGTTGAGATACAATGAAATATAAAGAAGATAAAATTATAAAAGAAATTTCTGATTACATTAAATCTACTTATGGTGAACATTACAGTACAACCAAAGATGGTTTTCAAGTACAAGATATGTTAAGACAACTAGGTATTGATAAAGATTTTTGCCAGGCAAATGCAATTAAATATCTTTGCAGATATGGTAAAAAAGATGGTAAAAATAGAAAAGATTTATTAAAGGCGATACACTATGTTATTTTATTAATGAGTAGTGAAGATGTTGATAAGGAGAAACTAAACTAATGAGATTTCCTTATATGGCAATATTACAATTGATGTTTTATACATTAATATTAATTACATTATCAAAGATTGCTTTTGCTGATGTTGATGGATTAAGAGACGACCTAAATGAAAAACAATTAAAGAAAGCAAAAGTTATAAAAGTGGATACAGGTTTAGAAACATATACAGCAGAAAAAATTAGTTTAAGTGATAATAACACTTTGTATAGTAAAGAGAAAGATAGATTTTTAACACCTGACGGACAATGGTGTTTTGTGACTATCAATATTAAACAACAAGGTGATGAGATTGTTAAAAAAGAAGAATTACATTGTGCAGATACAAAATTTGGGATTACAAAGAGTCAAAAGATTGAAGAGTTAAAAAAACAAATAGAATTAGAAAAGGCAAAGAAACCTGGTTATTGGGAATTATTTGCTGAATTTTATTATAAAGATTCAAATGCACCAGTATATTGCAGAAAATACGCAAGACCAACGTCATGGTTTAAAAGACCAGGTACTATGTGTTTGAGTCCAACAGGTAAATGGGAGGTTATGTAATGATTAAATTTACATTTACGATAATGATTCTTTGGGTTTTACTAGCTCTTAACTGGGAATCATTTAACGCAACAGTTGAGAAGTATCAGCTTGTTGACAAAACGCAAGAGTTAGTGTATAATATGAAGGAGAAGGTAATAAATGATGAATAAGTATATGAAAATATTGTTTGTTGCAGTAGTAGGTTTGGCACTAACAAATTGTGCTCAAAATACTTATACAATAAAACAAGAAAAAGGTAAAGTAGTAAGTAAGGTACCTGCTTGGTATATGAATGACTACAACGCTAAAAAAGAATGTGGCACTACTAGATTTGGTAAAAACAAAGATAAAGAGTGTATATTCGGTGTTGGTACTTCAGTATCACCAGACCTTGAACTTGCAATAGAGAAGGCTTCTTTAATTGCAAAAGCTGAAATGGCTGATATGATTAAAGGAGAAATGAATAAGAAGGCAAAAATCTTTACAACAGAATTAGGTAAAACAAATACTAAAACTGTGGTAACGGATGTTGAAACAACACTTGTCAATATTATTAAGAATACACCTGTTAGAGGTTACGAGACCTTTAAACAAGAAGTGACTATGACTAAGAATGGTTACTATCGTGCTTGGGTAGGTTTAAGATTACCACTCGGTGACGCTAACAAAATGTATGATTATGCTATTGAAACCGTTGTTGACGCTTACGAGTTAAAGAAACTTGCTGAGAAGAAATATGACGAAGTGGAGTTAATCGCAAATGGACAAGAACAGTAAAATAATAGTTTATTCAAAACTAAATTGTTCTTTTTGTGTTAAGGCCAAGAACTTAATCAAAAGTGTTGGCCTTAATTACACAGAAAAGAAAATGGAAGATTTCAAGGATGTCAATGAAATGTTTGATGACATTGGCAAACAAGTTAGAAGTATGCCACAAATTAAAATAGACGATATATTAGTTGGTGGTTATAATCAATTAGTTGAAAAGTTAACAGACGAAGGTCTATGTAATTTTAAGGGTGAACCAAAGTAAACAAATGATGGCAGATAAAAAAGACGATAATATATTAATCTTTCCTAAAATAAAACAGGATATACCTAAGTCTAAAATTTCTGATAAACAAAAAAAAGAAATAAAAGATTTACAGGCAAAGATATTTGTATCAAAAATAATTGAAAAATTGCAGGATGATTTGTTTAGAGTCTTTAATGAAAACGCTATACAGGTTGATAATGTAGAATTTCAAAAAGATTTTGCTATGGTAATGGAATCTATTAAGTCATTATTGTATAGAGATTTTAGTATGAAACATAGTTTACAAAATATTGTTGATCGTGTTGCTCAAAGCGTTTCTGCTGACGGCAAGATATTAAAGAAAGAAGACGAGAAAAAATTAAGTTATGTACAAATGGATTATTCTGATATTTTATTTAGAAGTAAAATAAAGAAAAAAGATTTACCACCAGAAACTCTTAAAAAGTTAGAAGAGTTAATTAAAAAACATCAAAAAGATGAGGGTGACAAGATTCCATAAAGCACTTTGGAATATTTTGTATAGTAAACGTGCCACTATACAATCTATTATTTGAGGCACATATATAATAAGGAGTGATAATGTTTAAATCATTATTCGGTGATACAGCAAAAGTTGTATCTAAAACAAAAAGAAAATCAACAAGAGGCAGAAAAACTTTGTCAAAAAGACAAAAAGTTTTAAACCTTTTATCAAAAGGTGAGTCTGTATCTTGGAAAGCTTTAAGAAACAGATTTGATCTTACAAGCCCAAGAGCGCTTGTTGATACATTGAGATCAGAAGGTAATATGATCTATATCAACAAAACAGCTAAAGGTACTTCATACAGAATGGGAGTTCCTACAAAAGCGATAATCGCTGCTGGGATCAAAAAGTTATACGGCACTTCGTATGCTTACAAAAATGCGTAATTTAGATTACACATATAGGGGCGTTAGAAATAACGCCCTTATTCTATTACTAAATAGAAATGAGGAGAAATAAATTATGCCTACAACAACTACAACAAGTGGATTGAATAACCTTGCAATGTCAGGTTCATCAGCCCCATTATTTTTTGAAATCTTTAGAGACTTTGATAAAGCAGAAACAGAACAAGCTAAAATTGATGTGCTAAGAAAAAATGATAGTACACCAATGAGACAAGTTTTAAAAGGTGCCTTTGATCCTGCAATCGTGTGGGAACTACCTGAAGGCACACCACCATATAAAGAAAATGACGCTCCAGCAGGTACTGAACATACAACACTTCATACTGAAGCTAGAAGACTACATTACTTTATAAAAGGTGCTAATAGACTTAACAAAGCAAAAAGAGAAATAATGTTTATTCAAATGCTAGAGGGTTTACACGCTGAAGAAGCTAAACTACTTTTAAATGTTAGGAATAAGAATTTATCTAATATTTACAATGGTTTAACAGCAGACCTAGTAAAGAAAGCATTTGATTGGAACGACAAATTCCTAAAAAATACTAAATAATTGTATCTGATTCGATACGATTACAACCTTAGGGTGCACGACAAATTGTCGCACCCTAAAATACCTATATAATTCAATATAAAATAATTGGAATAATGCTTGCAGTATGTGTCTTAAACTGATATTATTTAAGTATGAATAACAAAAGAAAGGACATACACTAATGGCTAAAACTAAAGATTGGGCTACTTCAAAAGTAGAACAAGAGCTAGACGGTATCAAAGACAAGTTAGTTAATAACGAATTAACGCTTGATGACGCTGCTAGTCAAATTGAAAATATTGATAACCTAGGTCTTGTTTGTGATAGTACGGACTATGATGAACTTGCTTACCTATTAAAGAATGGAGACTAATATGAAAAAAGTAGTAGTAGTATTCTTCATTGTTTATTTTTGGATATATGCTCTTGCAAATGCGTGGTCAAATGCAAATGCAAATGAATATACCGAAGCTGTTATAGGTCACGTGATTACAGAAACTATAACAGGTAATATGGATCATAGTAAAGTTATGGAACAAGAACTTGAAAAACTTGCTCATAAGTTTGCTATTGACTCAATTATTATATTGCAAAAGTATTTACCGTCAGTGTTAGAGGGTATTGCTGCTGATTTAAGATTGCAGGCTGATGAAAAATACAAATGCGAATTACTAGAGGGGTCTTCAAATGGATGTATTTAGTTTGATGTATGAAGCCCTACAAATACTTTATGCTTTTATCCCTAAAGAATTAGTAATAATAATTCTTTCAGGCTTGACTTGTATGATACTTTTAAACAAAGAGGATAAGGACAGGCAAAAGAATGAAGAGAAAAATAAAACAGATGTCACAAGCAGCTAAATTAAAAAGTAAAATAACTAGACAATGCTCTATTAAAAAAAAGTACAAAACAACTTACAAAGATATTAAAAAGTATTTTGCTGAATTTAATAGAGTTGTTTTTAAAAAAAAGTTGTCAGGTTTTGGGGATGTTAAAATAAAAGACTTAACTAGAGATAAGTGTTATGGTCAAGTGGTGACAATGGAGTGGAAAAGAAAAGGCACTAGATTTTATCAATTAGAAATGCGACCAGAGTATAGAACAAAAAGAGATTTTTTAGATACGTTAATACACGAAATGGTACATTTATATCAAATGCAAAATTTAGGTGACACTGGTGCTCATAATGAATTATTTTGGTCGTTTGAGCCTAAAGTTAGTAAAGTCGGTTTAAGATTATAAATTATATTTTATATTATGAAAGCAATTGAAAAAAGTTATATAGACGAGTGGTTAAAGAAACAAATTAAAAATGGCGTCAACATTATTGGCGAAGTTTTAGATGGCAAAAAAGATAATGTTGTTTACTACACAGGCCATCTACACAAAGATATATTAGACAATTTTCCAGGCAAAACAAGTAAGAAAATATTTAAAAGTTATAGAGTGCTTTTAGATAATAAACTACTTGCATTTACCCAAAAGAAATTTAGCGAACATGGATATGAATATATGGTGAGGAGGATAAATGAAGTTAAGTAAAAAACAAAAAGACTTAGTAAAAGGTCTTATAAAAGGAAAAGGTTATTTTCAAACACCTAAAGTAAAAAAGGATGAAAATGACAAGATGTTAGATGTAATGCTACCTTTATATCTAAAAGGTGTTCTAATATTTCAAAGAGAATATAATATACCTTATATAGGTCCTATAAATGAACATAAGGTTACCCATAAACATTATGTGCTGACAAGTCAATGGGATACTAGGAAATTAAAAAGCTATCTAAAAGAAGGAAATCTATGATAAAAAAAGTTGAGAAAATTAAGAAGACAATACCTTTTTGGAAAAAGATTTTATACGGTGTTGTTATTTTGTTATTTACATTTTTATTAGGTTCGTTTTATCCTAATCCTTACACACTACACAAAGTTAAAATAACAGTTGAAAATGAATATACTAAATGGGCAAACGATTTAGGTTTACAAGAACCTAGTATGGAATATGTTAATGATGTGCAGTTTGTAAAAGCATTGAATAAATGTATTGACTATGTAAATTTTGAAACACCAAGAATGGAAAGAGTACCTACTGAAATGATTATGGGTCAGGCAGCGCTTGAGTCTGCTTGGGGTACGAGTAGATTTGCTATAGAGGGTAATAACTTATTTGGTATTAGAACGTGGGGTGATCATCCAGGCATGTTACCTAAAGGTTTTCCTAAATCTAATCCATGGCAAGTAAGAGTCTTTCCTAGTAAATGTGCTAGTGTAAAAGAATATGTAAGAATATTAAATAATCATCCTGCATATGACGAGTTTAGAAAGTTAAGAACTAAACAATTGGTGCTTAATAATAAGATGGATGGTATTGAGTTAATTAAAACTTTAACAAAATTTTCAACTACACCTGATTACGCTGAAAGAGTAATTAGAATAATTGAAAGAGTCAGAAAACTAGAAAACACAGTGGCAACAGATAAGGCAGTAAATGAACCTAAGAAAAAAGTGCCACCTAAAGAAAAAGTATCTGATACAGTTATACCAAAAGAGAAACCTAAGGAGATTAAATAATGACGTTTGAGTTTGGATTGTTTATGATGTTATCTTCAAGTGTAATATGTATTTTAGGGTTATTAATAATACTTAAAATATACGAACACTTACAGGAAAAAGAAAGACTAAAACTAGAAGATAAGAAAAACAGAAATCTGATACATCCCTACGGTGATGACACGGTTTAATTTAAAAAAAGAAAAAAGAAGGAGATTTCTTATGGCTCTATCTAAAATGAAATTAAAGAAAATGTATAAAGTTGATATAAAAGATTATCAGGATGTTGCTGATTGTATAAGAAGTGACCAAGTACCCGCTAGTGCAATTGCAGAATACTTTAATGATAAAGCATTTTACAAATGGTACAAGAAAAAATATCTATGAGTGAATTTAAAGTCGGTATTTACAATTTATTAAAAAAGATATTAGGCAATAGTATAGGTCGTGCTGTAGTTTACACCATAGGCCATATAATAATTGCTATGACTTCTAATAGATTAATTACTGGTGCAGATTGGGCATTAGCAGGTGCTGACGCAGTAATAGAACCTATGATTAATGGTGTTTGGTATTATTTTTTAGATAAGACTTGGACAAAATATGCAAAATAATTATGAAATATTTGACAATGCAGTATCAAAACAATTACAAGAACAAATTAAAAAGGTTATTTTAGACTCATCTAATTTTGCATGGTTTTATTCAGATGAAGACACACCAGGTTATGAAACTACAATTAAAGACAATAATATAAAAACTACTATTCAGTTTGCTCATAACTTTTACACACACGATAATATTAAATCACCATACTACTATCAAATAATTAAACCATTATTAAAAGAGTTATCGTTAGAAAAAAAAATCATAAGAGCTAAAGCAAATTTACTATTGCAACAAATAGGTTTTACAAAAGATAATTTTAATAAACCACATACAGATTTTAATGTTAAACATAAAGTACTAATATATTATGTTTTAGATAGTGATGGAGATACAATATTATTTAACAATAATAAAATACATAAGAGAATTACACCAAAACAAGGTAGAATATTAATGTTTGATGGTTCTGTATTACACGCAAGTTGTAATCCAATTGAGACAAAAAAAAGAATAGTTTTAAATATAGATTTAGCATGAAAATAAGATATTACACAGGTATAGATGGTTGGCGATGGTTAGGTTTTGTACTTGCAATGTTTGGTGCTTACATACTATCAAATGCAGAACCGAATACACAGTGGATAGGTTGGGCAATTGCTTCATGTAGTTGTTCAATATGGATTTACATGGGTATTAAAGATAAAGATATACCTAGAGCATTGATGGAGTTAATGTATTTAATTCTTGCTATCAGAGCAATATATAACTGGTTATCATAAATAATATTATGTTTTTAACAATACTAACATTTATAAGTGCAATTGCAATTTCATTAATTGCAGCTGGTTATTCTATATTAGGACTTGCAACATTATTTGCTGGTGCAGCCGTACCTATTATTGCAATGGGTTCAGCATTAGAAGTAGGTAAGTTAGTTGCGGCCAGTTGGTTATATCATAACTGGCGCTCAGACATTCCTAAAACATTAAAGGCATATCTATTTACAGCCATCATAGTTTTAATTTTTATAACGTCTATGGGTATCTTTGGGTTCTTATCAAAGGCACACCTTGATCAAGTTAAACCTACAGCAGGTAATACAGAAAAAATATTATTAATTGATAAACAAATTAAACAAGAGGAAATGATAATTGAAAGATCAGAAAGAACGCTTAATCAGTTAGATAAAGCACTTGATGTTTATATTGACAAAGAATATGTTAGTAGGGGATTAAAAGAGCGAAAGAAACAAGAAGAAGAACGAAACCTGTTGAATAAATCAATAAACGAAGCAATGGAAAAAATAGCGAATTTGAACAATTCCAAATCGTCAATAACCATAGAACAATTAAAATTAGAAGCGGATGTGGGACCATTAAAGTATGTTGCTGAGTTGATTTATGGTGATAATGCAAAAGATCATTTTGACTCTGCTGTTAGAATAATCATACTAATACTTATATTTGTTTTTGACCCACTTGCTGTATTATTATTGATTGCTGCTAATATATCTTTAAGACAATGGAAGAGTAAAAGAAGTTTAACAAAAGCTAAAAATGATGAACGAATACAAAACAAATTAAAGAGACTAGAAAAGAACACAAAAAGGTACAAAAAAAAACAAAGAGATTTTAGAAGAATTATGGCGTCTGATTTTACGTCACTTAATCCAGATGAGATTAAATTAAAATTAAATCAAATTTATGATTGGAATGATAAGAAGTGATAATTAATGATAATACAACCTGTCAAAGATAAACTATTACCACATTTAGTTGTAGATGACTTCTATGACAAATACTTGTTAGAAGGTGTTTGGAAAGAATTAGATTTTTATTCTCATACACAAATGCAATCGGTACATGAGAACACTACAGCAATCATAGATGGTAAGTTTGTAGGTGATAAAATGTCAATACCTATGGGTGATGTATATACACAATTTGGATCATCAAGGTCACTGATATTTAAAGCAACAGAATTATTTAAACATAAAGATGTACATAATGGTCTAAAAGAAGCGTTTAGTGAATCACCATATGATCTTTATAGATATTTCAGTATTACAAATTACAGTGACACTTTAATATCTTATTATGAGGATAAACATTATTACAAACCACATATTGACTCAAGTCATTTTACAATTTTAATATGGTTATATAAAACACCTAAGAACTTTTTTGGCGGTAATTTACATCTTTATACAAAACAAAACGAAAGAGAACCATACTCAACAATACAACTTAAAAATAATAGAATGGTTATCATACCTAGTTTTTACTCACATGGCGTTGATGAAATAAAAGTCATTGATGATTCACGTAAAGACAAATGGGGCAGATATGCCATAACACATTTTGTAGGATATGACGAAAAAAGACGGAAAATATAGAAAAATAGTGCTTGACAAGATACGTGGTTTATTATATAATAATAGTATGAAAACAGTAGAAGACATAAAAGTACATATACCGATAGAGGTAAGAAGACTAAAAGCATTAGCTTATGCTTGTAAAAATGCTAACAATGATGATTTTAAAGCAATGTGGTATCACAAATTGATAGACCTTGCTAAAGAATATAAATTAATGAGTTATGTAATGAATAGGTTGGTACATTAATGAATATATTTTACTTAGATAAAGATCCTGTCAAGGCAGCAGAAATGTCCTGTGATAAACACGTTATTAAAATGATATTAGAATCTGCTCAAATGTTATGTACAGTAAAAAGAGTATTAGACGGTAAAGAATATTATGACAAAACAAAAAATGGTCGTAAAATAAAAAGATGGCGATTAGATAATCCTAACGAAGAAGCAATCATTTACAAAGCAGGTTGGTTAAGACACCCTAGTACACAATGGGTTATGAAGTCTGCTTATAATTACAGATGGTTATACAACCACATGATGGCACTAAACGAAGAATACAAAAAAAGATATAACAAAACAGTTGACCATGTGTCAATAGCAAAACTAAAAGACTTGCTAAAAGAACCACCTAACAATGCTAATTTAAATGCAATAGGTACAGACGCAACACCAGCAATGCCTGATGAATGTATAGTTCCAGGTGACAGTGTTGCTAGTTATCGTAAATATTATATTATGAAAAAAGTTAGATTTGCAACATGGAAATCACCTGCTAAAATGCCTGATTGGTTTGCTGAAGGTATAAAAAATGAAACACAATCCGATAGCAAAACAAGTTAGAACACCAAAATTTAAGCCTAGAGTTGTTAAACCTAAAAAAGGTAAAGGCAGTTTTAAAAGAAAAAAGAAAGTATAAATATAATAATGGAACCAATATTAGTAATTGCAATCGGTTTGTGGATTTGGGGACACTTTTAAGATGATACATAAAGATATAGAATCGTTTGTGAATAGGAATATTCACTGGTTAAATTTCATACAGGCCTCTCATTGGCAAACTAGAAGTTATGCTGAACACGAAGCCTTTGGTGAACATTACACAAAATTAAATGAACTAAACGACAGGTTTGTAGAAACATATCAAGGTAAACGAGCAAGAATAAGTTTTAGTAGTGAGTTTGTTGCTAATGTTTCTAATTATATATCACCTGAAACCGATGAGTTTCATAGACGGCTACAAAAACAAAAAGATAGTATCAAGGCTATCAGTAAACAAGTCGAGTCTGAAATCGACCTTATGAGCATATTAGAGGATATGCTAGAGTCCGTCAATCAGTTAAAGTATCACTTAACACTAAAATAAATGCCATCATATACATTTGAAAACAAAAAAACTGGTAAAGTTTGGACGGATTACATGACCATATCTGAAATGGAATCTTATTTAAAAAAGAATAACAATGTTAGACAGATTATTACTCAGGTTAATATTGTTGCTGGTGTATCTGGTATGAGTTATAGAAGTGATCAAGGTTGGAAAGAAACATTAAGTAAAATTGCTGAGAAACATCCTCAAAGTAAATTGGCAAATGAAATGGGTACTAAAAGCACTAAACAAATTAAGACGGAACAGGTAATGGCAAAACACCGTAAAAAATGGGCAAGTAAAAGAAATGCAAAATCTAAATAATATAGTACAGAGCGAGCAACTGAAACGCAACGGTCGTATACCAGAGTCGAGTAGGTCAATCCGCTCATTGTATTTCACAAAGGGCAGGAATGTCCTTAAAAAGATAATCCTGCCCACTATAATGGGATTGTCTTTAACTAGTTGTGGTGAGTTTGCCTTGTTATCTTCAGGTGCAGGTATCGCTGCTAGTAATAGTGTATATGCAAAAACTTATAACGGAGTAGATTTATTAACCACTATTAAAACAAAGAAGTCTATTAAACAACACGCCTACGACACTACAAAAAAATCTATTGAAACAGCAAAACAATTAAAAGAAATTACGCAAGAAAAATTAGAATTACAAAACGAACTTAAACATTTAAAAATGAAAAAGGAGGTAGAAAGCTATGAGCAATGATTTACCAGATTTTATGAGAGAGTTTGACACAAGCGTTGACTTTGGTTTTACTCCTGTGTCAAGTAAACCCGCTGAGACTCAATCAACACCTGCTGTTGATACAAAAGCTTTAGAGGGAACAAATATTGAATTAGCAAAAGTTAAATCGGATGTTTCATCAATTAAATCAATGATGAACGAAGTAATGCAGATTGTGGCCGAAAAAGATACTGTGACAAAAGAACTACAAGACGCAGATGTAAAAGCACGATTTAAAGAAATAGAGAAAGTTGTATTGCCATTTTTATACAACCTATCTAAATCAAATGAACCGTATATTCATTGGCCTAATAGAGGTCCTATTATCAAGGCACAGATGGATAAACTGTTAAAACTAACGAGAGGATAATTATGTTACCACAAAAAACACATCATAAAGATTTGAAAAGAGAGGTTAATAATTTAGAACAAGAAAGAAAAACAGACCGTTCAGGAACTTCTTGGTTTAACATAAGGACACTTAAAAAAATAAAACTACAAGCAAAGGATAAACTATATGCGATTAAGCAAAAACTTCACTCTTAAAGAACTTATTAAGAGCGACACAGCTGTTCGTAAGGGTATCAATAATAACCCTAACGAGGATCACATTACAAACCTTGAACGACTAGCAACTAACATACTTCAACCTGTTAGAGATCACTTTGGTAAAGTGGTTTCTGTATCATCAGGCTTTAGATCAGGAGAATTATGTATTGCCATAGGTTCAAGTCTTAATTCACAACACGCCGATGGGTGTGCAGCTGACTTTGAAATTTTTGGTGTGTCAAATAAGGAAGTTGCCGACTGGATAGTTGACAACCTTAATTTTGACCAATGTATATTAGAGTTTTGGAAACCAGAAGAACCTAATTCTGGTTGGGTCCATTGCTCCTACAAAAATGATGAGGACAATAGAAGAGAGTATTTAAGAGCGTTTAGAAGCGCTGATGGTAGAACTGTATATCAAAAAGAATACTCAAAAACTACTGGTCCTACTACTGAAGATGTCAATAATTCACTTATTGGTGATTGAGCTTGACAATAAACAAATAATATTATATAATAATATATTATGAACACAATAAAGGATAATTATGGCATTTAATCATGTAAAACTTGAGGAGAGTGTACTTCCTAAAGCAATAGGAGTAAAAGGTAAGAATTTAGAGGGCATAAGATATTACACCATTGATGGTGTTAATATGCCCTCGGTGACTTCAATCTTAGGTGCGATACCTGAAAGAAAAGCAAAAATAGAAGCGTGGCGACAATCAGTTGGTGAAAAGATGGCCAACTACATTTCTGTGTCAGCTACAAATAGAGGTAAATCAACACATAAACTAGTAGAAAATCATTTAAACAATGCTGATGAAAAGAACGTAGGTACAACTAACGTAACCGCTTTAGGATTGTTTAGAATCATTAAACCTTATTTGGCAAGAATAGATAATATTCATTGCTTAGAGGAATACCTATACTCAAAAGAATTAGGAGTTGCAGGTCAAGTTGATTGTGTTGCTGAGTATAAAGGTAAATTATCAATTATTGATTTTAAAACTTCAACAAAAAGAAGAGACGAAGAATATAATTATGGTAACTTTTTACAAACTTCAGCATATGCTAAGATGTTTGAAGAGTTATATCCAAGTAAAAAAATAGTACAGACAGTTATTTTAGCTGCTTGTGAAGATGGTTTTGTACAAGAGTGGGTGCATGGCGAAGATAAAATAAAAGAACACCAAGAGCTATTCTATAAACACACGACAGATTTTCTATTAAGAAACAAAGAAAAGTTGACTCAAATTACTAAATAGTAGCAGGTCAATAGAAATTCGGAGACTAGTCAAAAAGGTGAGTTAAACAATCCTACTTGCGACCATAACAGCTAAAGGGATATATGAAAAAGATTTTAACACTAATAATATTATTGTTCAGCACAACAGCTTTTGCTGAACGATATAATACAGGAACTTACAGCTTCTATTTTGTTGAGATACCTGCTTTATGTGGGTCAATTGAAGAGACAGATAGATACATTAAAGACCATAAATTTAAGGCTGTTGAGATAAGTTTAGGTAGAGCTGGTTCTCAACCTAATGGACAAGCAGTTTATATGGTGACTATATATAAAAACAATGATGATGAAGTATTAACGTCAATTGATGTGCCTGATGGCGGCGAAAGATGTTTATTGTTTCACACATTTAATAATACAAACATTGAATAAAGGATACAATGAAAACATTACTAACAATATTATTTGCAGGTGTTTTGCTAAGTGCTTGTTCTGTTAAAGAACCAAGACTTTCATTTGGTAAAAAGTGTGCTGTAAAAGAAGACAAAGTTATATACTCATACGTTTGGTTATACGATAAAAAAACAGGCGTACCAGCCGACAAAACTAATTGCGATCAAATCGCTAAGTAATTATACGGGAGAGGTTGACTCTCCCCTATAATATGTTATAATAAAGTATGTTATTAAATAGTAAGAAATTTGGATTGATTATTGAAGATTTAGTAAAGACTAAAAAAATATCTTATATGGATGCTGTATTACATTATTGTGAACAGAATGGTTTAGATACAGGCACCATCAATTCTCTTATTAATAAATCTCTAAAAGAAAAGTTAAAAATAGAAGCCGAAGACCTGAACTTAGTGCAAAAAAGTACAACAGGTAAACTTCCTATATGAACAGTTATGAAGCTTATAAATTATATCTTGCAATTAAATTACATTTTTCAACAGATAATTACGACTTTTTTAAACACAATGCAAAAGTCAACTCATCATTTAATACGTTTCTTAAAAGAAATGACAGGTTCTTTTTTCATAAACTGGTTACTAAATACAAACCTGACGAACTACTTGATTACTTTGTGGCTAACTTTGCAAATAATTCTAAGACATGGATAGGAGATTTAGTTAGAGCAGATGGAGAAACAACATATAATAAATGGCGAAAATATAATGAGAGTTTTACATACAATTTTAGAAGCGATGTGGTACGCATTAGTAATGCTATTAGTGACAGTCGTATTCTTTTTGATGATGTCTTTAGCGTATCTAGTGGGCAACATCCAAGATTGCTACGGTTATTTCTTTCAAAACAAATCTCAATACAGACACTCATCATCATGGATCAGATTTTTTCGTTTAGTAAAAATTGGGATAAAGAAATTTCTGAAACTGTTATATGGCCTGAAATCTCATCTAAGATTGCCAAGTTAAAACAGTTTATAAAGTTTAATAGAACTAAATGTAAATTTATAATGAAGGAGGTTTTTAGTGAAAACATTAGTAAATAAGATAGGACAATGGCATAGTAAAGTCTTTGGATATGTTTCTAAAAAAGCAAAGACTAGTAAAATATGGGCAATTGCTTTAACTTTGTTAGTCATATATGAACTAATTGAACATATTGTATATCCTATTTTAGTACCATATCTAATATATTTAAATTGGTTCTCTAATTAATGAGTAAAGTATTTTTATTAGGTAATGGTAAAAGTAGATTGCAGTTAGATATATCTGTACTTAAAAATTATGGTAAGGTATATGGTTGCAATGCCATTTATAGAACTAATCCAGATGACATAGATGTATTGTGTGCTGTTGATAGTGGAATATCACACGAAATATATCATAGTGGGTTTGCGTATAAGAAACCTTGTTATTTTAGAAACTGGACTAAACTACCTAAAATGACATATGAATCAGTTGTTAATGGTTTAATTAGTAATGACGAGTTAGAGGAGTTATCTCAGTTTGATATAGTAAGGGACAATAAAGAATATAAAGACCAGGCCGAAGAGTTTGTTATACACGGAACAAATATGAAAGGTATGGTGGGTATATTACGTCAAGCACAAAAGACACATAGTGGCAGACCTAAAGAGGTTATACAAAAACAAATAAATTCTTCCCAAATACACGTTTCATGGATAGGTCCTAATGATAAATCACATGGTTTGAAAGATGTAAAACCAGAGGCTAAAGATCACGGTTGGGCTTGTGGCGCAACTGCTGGATTTGTAGCAATGCAAATTGAAAAACCAAAAGAAGTTTATTTAATAGGACATGATTTAGTAAGTGATAGTCTTAAAGTTAATAATATATATGCAGGCACAAAACATTATGTACCAAAAGAAAGCACACCAACACCTCACACAAATTGGGTTAATCAATGGTATACGCTTATGGATTGGAATAAAGATGTCACATTTTACAAAGTCAATGAGGCAAAAGATGACAAACCTACAAATCAACCAATAAGTGAATGGGACAAGTGGAGAAAAGACGGAAGACTTTCTTATATAACTCAGGCAGAAATGCTTGACAAAATGACTAAGAAGTGATATAATATAATTATGTTCGATAATATAATTTATAAACTATGTGATGTTATAAGTAATTTATGTGATAAGATAAAAACACGAATTAAAACCACACCTCAAAAAAATTGGGTAAAAGGTTACAATGAGTGGAAAAAGAAGCATAAATAATACTAATATATACATTAATACATACAACAATATATACAAGGAGAATATATACAATGTCAAACGCATTAGAAGAACTAAAAAGGTCAAAGTCTAATTTTGACGCTCTAACAAAACAATTAGAGAAATCGCAAGACAAACCAAAAACAGAAAACAAATACCAAGACGATAGATTCTGGAAACCAGAATTAGATAAATCTGGTAATGGCTATGCTGTGTTAAGATTTTTACCTGCTGTAGAAGGTGAAGATATGCCATGGCAAAGAGTTTGGAATCACGCATTTCAAGGTCCAGGTGGTCAATGGTATATTGAAAATAGTTTAACAACATTAAACAAAAAAGATCCAGTTAGTGAAGAGAACACTAGACTATGGAACACAGGCATAGAAGCCGATAAAGAAATTGCTAGAAAAAGAAAAAGAAAATTATCTTACTATTCTAATATTCTAGTTGTTTCTGATCCTAAACATCCTGAAAATGAGGGTAAAGTATTTTTATTTAAATTCGGTAAAAAGATATTTGATAAAATTACAGAAGCAATGAACCCAGCATTTGAAGATGAAAAGGCTGTTAACCCATTTGATTTTTGGGAAGGTGCAAACTTCAAACTAAAAATCAGAAAAGTTGATGGTTATTGGAACTATGATAAATCAGAATTTGAGCAAGTTAGTAAAATCAAACCTACTGACGAAGAGATTGACACAGTGTGGAAGTCTCAATATGCTCTAAAGTCCTTCATTGATCCTAGTAATTTTAAATCCTATGACGAACTCAAAGAGAAACTGAATAGGGTGCTTACAGGAACAAGAAGCACGGAATCTGTTGCAGATATAGACCTCCCACCTGCTAGTAATAGCGTACCTACATCTGCCAATGGTTCTGTGGAGAAAGCCTCGTCTACCGATGATGATGAATCATTATCGTATTTTAGTAAGTTAGCTGAAGACGAGTAATCTATCTCTCAAAACTTTCTCAAAGGGTGGCGGTGACGCCACCCCACCAAAATGAAATTCAAAAGATTACCAAACATAGATAGACGAGCATACAAAGGCTTGTTTAAGCCTATGAACCCACAAAAGTATAAAGGTAATGTAAAGAATATTATTTACAGGTCAAGTTGGGAAAAGAGATTTATGGTCTATTGTGATAAGACCAGAGAGATTGTAGAATGGGGAAGTGAAGAGATATCCATACCATATAGAGGTGCAGATAACAGGCCTCATAGATATTATCCTGACTTCTTTATGAAAGTTAAACAACCAAATAACACATTTAAAAAGTTTCTAATAGAAATCAAACCAAAATATCAAACACGCAAACCACAACCTGGTAAAATCAAATCGGCATATTTTAAACGTGCCTTACTGACATATGAAACCAATAGACGTAAATGGTCAACAGCATTTGCATGGTGCAAAAAGCGTAATCTTTCCTTCAAAATACTGACCGAAGATCACTTAAAAGCATTTTAAATAGTGCATAAATAGTAGTATGGCAAGTGTTTTTGACACAATCAAACTAAATAAAGGTAATACTGATAGGTCTAATTCTTGGTATAGAGGTCAAGTACAAAGAATAGCAGGCAACGCTACAGCTAGACAATTGTTTAGACAAGGTAAGTTAAATGCAAGACCAAGTGTAGGTAGATTAAACTTATTTGGTTATGACCCAAAGTTAAAACGAACACTACCATATTATGATATATTCCCATTAGTATTACCACTAGAGGGTATATCAGGTGGTTTTATGGGTATGAACTTTCATTATCTACCACCATTATTAAGATTTAGATTATTAGAACGTATGCAGGCTACAGCAACTGACCAAAGATTTGATAAGAATACAAAGTTTGATGTAACCTATGATGATGTAAAAAGAATTAAGATAGTAAAACCTACGATTAAGAAATATTTGTATAGTCAATTAAGAACAGGTTTTTTAAGAATTAATGCAGATGAGGCACCTATTGCTATTCATCTACCTGTACAAAGATTTCAAAAGGCACCTGATAGTAGAGTTTATGCTGACAGTAGAAAGTTTATTTAATGACTTATACAGTAGAAGAAATTATAGAAGCAATGAAACAAATATGTCCAGAGGCATGGGAAGATAAAGATGGCAATAATTAGACAACGATTACCTATACCAGGTCCTTTTGATATACGAATAGGTTTACCAAGAGATAAAGGTTTTGATCCTGACAAGGCAAGAAAAAGATTAAACAATAGAAAGCCTAATAGAAATACAACAGTTAATAAGTTTAGGTCTATGGTTGCAGGCGCTGAAGGCTTCTACAGACCTGCCAAGTTTTTAGTAGTATTAGAATTTCCTAAAACATTTACAAGTGAAACTCTACAAGGTATGGAGTTTATAGAATATGAGACAGATTTTCAATTTTTAAATCAAACTAAAAACAATTTAAGAGAGAGATTATTTTTCTTTTGTGATACAGCTCAATTGCCAGAACGTACAATAACTGATACAGCAGCAAATCAATTCTATGGTCCAGAAAGAAACATTGCTAGAGGATTAGAGTTTGGTACAATGAATTTATCTTTTATGTTAGACAGTGAGTTATCAGAAAGAGTTGTATTTGAGTCTTGGCAAAATTTAATAGTAAACAATAGAACATACAATTTAAATTTCTATGATGAATATACAGGTAGAGTATTAATTTATCCTTTACATGAAAATAAAAATGAAACAACGAATACTAAAGTTGATGGTGTTAGTAATTATGGACCACTTGCTAATTTAACATTAAGTGGATATTATGTAGAATTAATAGAGGCATATCCTAAAATTATTGCACCGATAGAATTATCATACGGAAACAAAGATCAAATAGCAAGACAACAAGTAACCTTTAACTACAGATATTGGAGATCAAACGCAAATTTAAGAAGTAATGAAGATACACAATTTGAGGGTGATATAGATGGTGTTGGTGAGATAAAGGATGCTAGATTTAGAGGACCGTTTGGTGGTATCATAAGTAAGTTGCCACCTGAAATAAGAAGAGCGGGCCGTGATGTATTGAATCAAATTAAAACAAGATTCCCGATAGGGAGAGTGTTTGGTGGTAGAGTATTTCCACCATTCTTTTAAATAATAAGGAGTGAAACATAATGGCGTTACCAATAAACGAGGTACCAAAATATTCAACTAAACTTCCTTCTAATGGTCAATTAGTGCAGTATAGACCTTTTCTTGTAAAAGAAGAAAAAGTTATGCTAATGGCATTAGAAAGTAATAATGATGAAGAGATAAGACAATCTATCATAGACACGGTTCAGGCTTGTGTGTTTGATAATATTGATGTTTCTAAACTACCTATCTTTGACTTTGAGGCATTGTACTTAAAGATTAGAGGTAAGTCAGTTGGTGAGGTAATTAAATTAAAACTAAAATGTCCTGATGATGATAAACAAGTGGTTGATTATGAACTAAATTTAGAAGATATTAAGATAGACACAACAAATAAACCTGACAACAAAGTAGAATTTGAATCAGGTTATGGTGTGATCTTACAATATCCTACAATTATGTCATATACAAACACAAAGTCTGAAACAGAAAACAATTTTAGTTTGCTTAAAGATTCTATTAAAACAATTTACAAAGGTGAAGATGTTTACGATAGAAACAATATTACCGAAGAAGAATTAGACGAATATGTTAACAGTTTAACGCAAAAACAATACAAACAACTGATGGAGTTTTTCAATAATATGCCTAAAATAAGTCATAAGATTGAGTATGAAAACCCTAAATCAGGCAAAAAGTTTGCGTTGACATTTAACGGTGCAGCTGATTTTTTTTAATTACCCTTTCACATGAAAACCTAGAAAATTTTTATCGTGTGAATTTTCTGTTAATGCAACATCATAAATATTCATTGACAGAATTAGAACATATGTTACCATGGGAAAGGGAAATATATATTGATATGTTGATACAGCATATTAAAGATGAAAATCAGAAACTAAAAGAGAGACAAAGAAGATGAACTTAGAAATCAAAGAAAAAGTCACTGGATCAATCAAATGGGTATGGTGGTTTTTAAAAGAAGAATTACCACAATTTTTATCAAACTGGAGAACTGTGCCTAGACTTATGATGATACTTTACGGTTTTGCATTTTACGAAGTAGTGACTTGGTTTATGGCATTAGAAAATCCAAATAACGCACAGGCAGGGTTAGTATCAGTAGTAGTTGGTGCTGGGGCTGCATGGTTTGGATTATACGTAAACGGTAAAAAAACAAATATACAGAAATAATAAATGGCAAACTTTAGTCAATTACTAGCAGAGCAAAAGAAAAGACAAGACAAAGATACTGTAGCAATATCAGAAGCTGCACAAACATTTTCATTACAAATACAAAAAGAAGAAAAGTTAGGGCAAGAATTTATACGAAGAGAAGGTATATCAAATGCTGCTGTATCTGTTGTTCAAAACTTTCAAGGTCAATTAGACGCTATTGCTGATAATGATTTTACATTTTTAAAAGACACAATAGAAAAGTATTCAACATTATTATCTGAATTACCAGGTAGTGTTGACAAAGGTAGATTTACTGATACAGAAGCCACATACATTGCAAAAGTGGTACAGCCTGTTGTAGAAGAGTTAAATTCAATTGCAGGTCCTTTATTAAGAACTAAACTTGCATTTAGAGATTTAGCAAAACAATTTAAACCTCTTAAACTTGCAGCTAGAACACTAGGTGGTATTCCTATTTTAGGTACTGCTATCACACGTAAGATAGAACGAATAGAAGCAGGTGAAGAAGAAGTTAGAAGAGCAGAAAGAAGAAAGGCTCAAGACATTGCTAGAGAGGCAAGACGTAGTATTGAGGATGAAGTTGCAGGTGGTGGACTTGAACAACCATCAGCTGCATTAGAAGAGACAATAGAAGAAAGAAACGAACAACCAGGTAGACGTGATATATTTGCGTCTGAAACACCTAGAGCAGCTGCAGTACAACAAACTGCTGCTAGTGAAGAAAATATAGAAGAACAAAGAGCAATTGAACAAGACAGATACGAAGAGACTAAAAATCTGTGGGAAATGATTGCTGAAGATACATACGAGTCAAAAGAGTTATTACAAAGATTAGTAGATAGTGAAGAAGGCATAATGGGTGACCTTGCTGAAGGTGTTGGTGGGGCAGCCGCAGTAGGCGGAGGTGTAGCTGCAGGCGTAGGAGGCACTAAATTAGCAAGTAAGTTTTTTGGTAAAAAAGGTGCTGATCAGGCAACGAAATCAGCAAGTAAAAAGGCAGGTTCTAAAATATTAGGTAAGACATTACTTAAATCTGCTATTAAGAAAATACCTATTATTGGTGCAATTGCAGGTATAGGTTTTGGTATAGGTCGTTTAATGTCAGGTGATATATCAGGCGCAGCTATGGAAGTTGCCTCTGGTGCAGCTAGTACAATACCAGGTGCAGGAACAGCTGCAAGTGTAGGTATAGACGCTGCCTTGGCTGCAAAAGATATTAAGAACGCAGAAAAAGAAATAGATGGTGTTGTACAAACATCAGCTGAAGAAGTTGTTAAACCTGACAATATGAAAGATATAGTAAACATAGACTCAAAAAGAACTGTGGTTAGAACAACTTTAGAAACAGACAATTTAGAAAATATGTTGCAAAAATTGTTACCTGATAATCAAATGCAAAACAATATAATCACAGCGCCTACTAACACAATTCAAAACGCTAATACAACGAATGTACTAGGTAAAATGAACACTAAAAACCTAGACAATACTGTATCATCATTAAAAAACGTCTATTAGAATAGATAAATAGTAGTATGGCAAGAGTAGCAGGAAATAGCGATTTTTCAGTTTCAGCAAAAGACTTAAATACAGGTGGTGCAACAAGTAATAAAAACACACCTTTAGGTAAAAATTTACACAGCTCAGTATTAAAATATCCATTAGATTTATTAGACGCAAATGGGCATTACATGATATTCAATGTATATGCTAGAACTAATAACGAACAAGAACTACCAGGCACAGACTTAAACTTGGCTTCAAATGCTAAACTAGGTGCCTATAACAATTCATTTACAAGTGAGAGATTTTTTGACGCAACAACTAACTTTTCACCTGCTGACGGTGAAACAGGAACAAGTGTTAAATTAATTAAAGACA